GAGAATACTGTTATAAGATGCTTTAAATAAAAACATTCTTTGCCATGCTCCAAACTTATTGATAAAGTCTACAACAACAGGCTCGTATTTACACTCTTCAATTTGTTTAAAGTATAAATAAGTTGAACCTTGACTTTCCATGTCAATTTCAATATATGTATTTTTATAACCTTCAATATCACTAAATGAAGGAGGAACATTAACAACACTATCGGATGCTAAACCGCCAGAATCACTCCAAATTACATTAGTAGTGTCAGCATCATAATATATAATGCCAAATATAGCAGTACTTGAAGGAGGTGTGCTAATTGTTATACCGCCAGGCAAGTAAGTATAAATATCTTTATGATAATAGTACGTTGTATTTTGGCTCATCATAATTGAACTTAACTGCGGATTAGTTCCCTCACCGTAATAACCATAACCATCAAACGCTCTGTACAATCTGTTTTCGATGTTGTCTCTATCTACATACAATTGAGCCTCTACATTACACCATTCGTTATTAGGTACTGATACATAACCGTCTCCGCTTACATAGTTAGTTTCTAAATGTGAAATAAACTCCTGAATGTAAGGGCTAATGTTATAGTAAGTCATCGGTAGTGATGCACTCGCTACATTCTTACTAATTGAGTAAGTAGGTGTAGTTGGTGCTGAGCCTGTACCGTTCCAAATGTATAACTCTAAAGTCGTTGTTGTTCCTCCCGTTCCGTCAATGTCTATAATGAAAGGGCTACGTGCAAATATTCTCATATTTTAAAATCTTTTAATGTGTGTTCTAAAAAGTCGTCTAAGTCTAATCCGTATTTTTGTATCAGTTCGTTTGGCATACGTTTATAAGCCTTCTCAAATGGTTTGGTAAAAAATAAACTTGGCTTAATACCGTTAATGTAAATACCTCGTGCAATAACAAACTGTAAACTTTTACGTGTCATCAACTGACCTTTCTCGTTACGTGGTGCTATTCCTTTTCTTACAATCCACTTATCTAATTTCTTAGGAGGTGGCATCTTACTTTTATACGTGTAAGGTGTTTTGTATTTCTTACGCTTACCGCTAACTCCTTTATCTTGGAACAAACCGTACTCCTCCATTTGGAAGTCTACGCTCATGCTGTTCTTAGATACCTTTACGTTTCCTTTAATGCTATTGTACAACTTCTTAGACGAACTCTTTTTTAGCCTCGTTAAATTAGACTTTGACTCCTTAACTACATAGTTCCTGAAATCAGTTAAAAATCGTTTCGCATTTTCGTTGTCTAACATACACTCACGTCGTTATAAATAGTAACATCAAACGTTAGTACCCAACCGCTAAGGTAATTTTCAAAACGTTCTGTAAATGGTTCAAATGAAGCGTTTGCTATTTCAATGTCGTAATCTGCCATTGCTATTTTTCTGTACAATCTATTCAATACTGCTAACTGAGTATTAAGTACATCTAACTCATTATCGTTACCTACAAAAATATCCGTTGTTTCGTCTTTTGATATGTCTACAATATCCATTGCAATAACCGATAAATTAAATGTCATCGTGTTAAGCGTTGGCGTTGCTGAGTTAGTTATGATATGTGCTAAAGGAAAAAGCGTTTGTTTGTTTAAGTCAACGTCATCAATCGAGCCTTGTGTTACAGTTGTAACAAATGGTATCGCATCAAGCTCCGTCTTTATCGTGTTTAGTATGTCGTAATATTCTGTCATCTCATTTGTTTTTTAATTTGTTTATTTTCAAACTCTACTTTGTCCTTTTCAAACGATAAATAAGTTAAACATTTAAGGAGTGATTCCTTTGTGACATCTCCAAATCTAAGTACATCTCCCTTAGCGAGGATATAGATGTGTTGATACCATCCCCACTTTCTCCCAAACTGTCCAGCTTCGCTAAACTCGTCACTTCCTTCTCCGCTTGCTCCAAATAAACTATCAAAGCTCTCAAAGATTCGCTTTCTAAAGTCCAAAAAAAAACCTGCGCTCCTAATGCAATTGATACAGGTGCTAACTTCATGACCTCAGCGTATGTTGCACTTGAAACGTAATCTTCAATCTCGTACATATTAGACACACTTTTAGTGACTGGTCTATACATTACCGCCATTGCTTTGTGAAAGTTGCTTAAATCGTTTATATTGCTGTCTAAATCGACAAACTCACCTAAGCTGATGTTATCTAAACTTGGAATAAAACCAAATTCTTTACTACCTAACTTGAAAGTAGATTGAAATTCGTGTTTTTGTTCGAATAGTTTACCTATCTTTTCAACTATGTACTCAATCTCTTTGATTGGAATGTTTAACACTTGGTTAAGTGGTATCTGACAAAAGATAGAAACCAATTTTTGACTGATGAATAACTCGTCAGTATTGTTTTCTTGTGACTTAATAAACTCCTGATACTGTCCAAGAGTAATCTCATCTAAAGAACTTGGTATTGTTAATTCAATCTTCATATATATATAACTTATTTGTTGTTGTTTTGTATAACGTAATCATAAGCCCATGATAGCATTTTAAAATGCTTGTTCATCATCATTGGATTGTCAAAGACTAATGTAATACGTACGCCTTTCTTTCTGTAAATGTAATCCTCAACTACACGTTTGAATTGTGCTATGTCAATGTACTGCGTATTTTCCATGATTAGGCTTTTCTAATTGGTAACTAATCGCATAACGTATAGCATCTATTGCGTGGTTATGGTTGTCTATTGGTGTGTTCGATTTTTTCTCAAGCCAACAGTAGTTGTTTAACTCTTTGTGTAAGTCGATTGAATCAGGGTCGATAACTAAATCGTAGTCCTGTAATAAACTAATGCCATGCGTTACACTACCTTGACCTTTGACTGCTTCGGTTATGTTCACACCTGCTAATTTAATCTCACGTATCAAACGAGGCTCAGCAGAATCAGCTACTATTAAACTATTTCCAGCTATTCGTTTGTTTATGTTTATAATCTCGGAGGTTATTAATCCTGTTTGGTATAGGTGTAACTTGAGATATATTTTCTTGTTCGTCTTATCAACCGATGTTTGCACTAAGGTAGTAGGGTCATTTGAAAATCCAAAATCCTGCCCATATACACTCGGAGCAACTTCTTGAAATTCTCCGATAGTCCAATTGCTAAAGATAACACCCTCTGCCTTGTCTAACCAACCTCCCAAGATAGTATGCTTGTACTTCTCAGGTCTACGTTGTTTGATGTATTCAACTTGGCTAAGGAATGAAGGGCTAAGGTTCTTGATGTTGTCTAAATACGTTGTGTGTATGTAGGTGCAATCATTGTTAACTATTGTGCTTCCAGCTTCAATACCTTTCGATTCAAAGAACTTGTTATAAATGAAATGTTCCTTTGTCGTTGGATTGAGAATAAGTATAACTCGGTTTTGTTTTGTCTTATGTCGTATTGATAAATCTATCTTATCAAATACATCCTCATCTGTTAACTCCTCTGCCTCATCAAGTACCCATGTAGTTACACCCTGCAAAGATTTTAAGTTGGCTGTTTGTGTCCCTGAACTTGTTTTGATTCCTTTGAATATGATTTTAGAACCCGTGTTTATGTTGATTATCTCATCCTTAGTGATAATAAACTCCGATTCCAAACCCATTAACTCTATCTTTTCAATAAATTCAGGAATGATTGATATACTTGCTGACACCAAAGTGTAACGAGTAAATAAAATAACGTGATTGCTCTCATTTGTTAGTAAAAGTAAAAACGTGGTAACGCTAAAAGACTTAGAACTACCACGCCCACCTGTAACGATAAAGTATCTACTATCGCTGCCAAGTAAATTGTACTTATTGTTTATCTGAATCAAAACTAAATAACTCTTTGATGTTGAAGTTGCTTAATGTTGTTGTTTGTTCGATTGTTTCTTTTGGCTTACCAAAGATATGCTCAGCAATAAATATCTGACCTCTTTGTGATTCCATTAGTACATCTTTAACGAATGTTATTTTAGCAGTATCATCGTTGTTGGTATTGTACAATTGTTTTAATGCGTTTACAAAGATAGTGTTCACTTTCTCTTCATCTACCTTTGACTTACGACCTGAGTTTGGTCTTGCTCCTCCTTTTGTTGACATTTGAAAAAAGTATAAATTAATCAATATTGTAATTTTCGTAAACTCGTTTAAGTTTGCTTATCATTTCTCTCCAGCAACTATCGCACGTTGTAGGTTCTGCCCTTACATTAAACACTCTTGCGTATATTGGTAATAGTACTTGTTGTTGTGTTGGCTTTAGTTCGTTTCGTGTTTTGCTAAAAAAGTCATTTAGGTATTCGTACTCGCTTTCTAAAAGGCAATTAGGTTTGTTGTAAGGGAATAACTTATTCAAGTATTCTTTTCTTTTATCGCATCCGCAGTCCTCACCTAATACAAATTTAGCAAGTTTATCTACTCCTGTTTTTTGTAGTACTTTCTCTACTGTGTCTCCTAATCCTTTTGAGGCTTCTATTTCTTTTTTGGTTCGTCTTTTTCTCGTTTGCTTTTCCATGTTGTGAATTGTATTGATAGTTCTTTTAAATCTTTTCTAAGCATTTCGTTTTCTTGCTTGAGTTTAACATTGTTTTTATATAAACGTTCATTCTCGTACCAAAGTTCCTTATTGCTTTCTGCTTTTTTTTGTAATGCCTTTTCTAAGCACTCAAGTATATTAATAAAACTCATTTTCGTCTATTATGTTTCGAAGTTTACTTTTGCAGTTCTTTATTGTGTTGAATATTGAGGTAACACTTATGCCTGTTTCTTTGGCTAATTGTCTCATGCTTTTTTCATCTGATACATAAACCTCGAATAACATTTTATCGTACCACTCCCATTGATTCATTTCTAATTGTATCAGTTCGTCAGTTCGTGTTTGTGAAGCTATCAACTCGTTATCTATTTCATCGTATCTTAGTTGACCTGTTTCATCTAAACTGACCTTATCAATTTTAGACTTAGTACGAACGTAAGTAAGGAAGATTGATTTTAATACTAAATATATGTAAGACTTGTTTACCTTTCCGTCTTTTATTATGGCGTCAGGATTAGTGTACTTCAAAATACGTAGGTACATTTCTTGTACAATGTCCTCATAGTAAACACGTTCACCAAAAGACTTAACCATTGCCACATATTCTTTGTGGTGTTTGGCTACAATACTAAGCCATTTTGAATCCATACATATATAATTTTTTTGTAAATATACAACTTTTTTTAAATAAAAAAACCCAATCGTTAAACTGGGCTTTCTACTATAAATCTGTTATTGTATTCTTTTGAAAATTTAATTCTCTTTGTATGTCAAAATTTGTTTTTTCTAATTCTCTATTTTTTTCTTGCAATTTACTTATTTCAGTATTCAAGATTATAATATCTTTCATTAAATCTTGTATCAATTCCTTTATTAATTGTTTGCTGCTCATAGTTTTTTAAGTTAGTTATTTCAATTCATAATATCTTTCAGGTAACCTTTCATAATTACCGTATATTTCTTTCTGTTTTG